TGTTGTGATGTCTATTCAGATGAAGGCAAAGTATTCAATTGTCGAAATGACCAGAGAAGCAACATCAGTAGAGATTAATCATTGCAAATTAGTTTATTGTGGGTATGGACTTTGGAAAGAGGAGCATATCCAAGAAAACATCAGTAAATACATATAGAGAGGTGGTGGCGTTGATGTGGCAAACTTAACACTAAAACAAAAAGCTTTTGCAGATGAATATATTATCAACGGTGGTAATGCAACTCAAGCCGCCATCAAAGCTGGATACAGCAAAAAAACTGCCGAAGCAACAGCAAGTCGACTGTTAAGAAATGTTAAGGTCGTGGAGTATATCGCTAGCAAGGTGGCTCCCGTCATTGAAAAGCGAAATACGGATGTACAAGAACAATTGAATAGTCTTTTGGACATATACGACGGAAAAACGATAATTAGCCGCAGCAAACAAATAGACCACTTAGAGGGCAATAAAATCGTTAAAGATATGACATACGAATATACCCCGGATTTAGAAAACAGATTAAAAGCAATTGATTTGTTCTTGAAATATGCTAGTCCGTTGTTAAAAGCACAGCTTGAAAAAGCTCAAGCAGAGGCAGCCATTCTTCGAGACAAAGCAAATAAATTGTCAGAGGACGCTCGACAAAACGAACTCCTAGATGCTTTGGTTAATCTGCCTGTTGTGGAGAGTGATATAGATGCCGATAAAGTTTAGCCCTAAGCAGGTAGAAAATATAAGTTCCGACATCAATGGTGTTGAATTCGAATTAAACGAAGGTACTATTCGATCAGGCAAAACAATGAGCGATATATTTAAAATGGCTCGCATCTATGCAAAATCGCCAGATAGAGATCATCTAGTATTGGCATACAACCAAGAACAAGCTTACCGAATGTTTATTGACGGAGAAGGCTTTGGTCTGATGAACATATTCAAAAATAATTCGGAAATTCGACATAACGAAAACGGCGATCACCTTTGGGTGAATTTTGGTAAAGGAAATGAAAAGCGAATTTATTACAAAGGCGGAGGGAAGGTAAACGCCGTTGGTAGTATCACCGGTATGTCTTTCGGCACAGTGACTTTTTTGGAGTTCAACTTGTTAAATAAAGAGGTTATTGCAGAATCGTTCAGACGGACTTTAGCTAGTAAGATGCGATTTCATCTAGGAGAACAAAACCCTCCGGCTCCAAATCATCCAAACCTTGAACTGCTGGATCAATTTGAGAAAACAAATACCTATCGTTTTAGGCATTGGCGTCCGACTGATAACCCAATCCTAACAGGCGAACGATTGAAGATGTGGAAACAACAGTGTGAAACGTCAGACTATTTACTTAAGCGAGACTGGAATGGTGAGCGAGTCATGCCGGAAGGTGTCATCTATTCGATGTTTGATACTGATAAGCACATGATAAACACAATTAAAGGAAGACCTATCGAGACCTTCTTTGTTGCTGATGGTGGGCAATCGGATGCCACTACTTGTACATTCTGTTTAGTGACGTTTGATAACGGGCAGTATTATTTGTATCAATTAGCAAATTATTACCACAGTGGTTCGGATACAGGTGTTGTGAAAGCCATGAGTACCTATGCAAAAGATATTAAGCTGTTTAAGGAATGGTGTTACTCAAAATGGAACTATCCGCATTATAATTATTTCTTTGTCGATCCAGCTTGTAAGACTTTAAGAGAAGAATTGCATCTGTTGGGAGTTATGACCGATGCGGCAGACAATAATAGCCGCGATAAGATCAGCAGCAATGGAATGAAAATCGAAGTAGGAATCGAACGTGTACAGAATCTCTTAACCAAAGAGGTTCTATTTTTGTATACCGGACAGAATGACTACGATTTTTATAATGCTATTAAGGAGATAGGCATGTACGTGAGAAAAGACAACGGAATACCTATTGATAAATATAATCACTATCTCGACACGTTGAGATATGCGGGAAATTACTTCACAAAAACATATCTCGTCTAGGAGGTGGAGGAATGCTCGATAAATTAAAAACTTTATTCAGAATTGGAGGTGCAAAAGTGGGAATTGTACAAACGTTGAATGATATTACTGATCATCCGAAAATTTCTATTAATGCGAAAGAATTCGAACGAATTAGGGACAATCGGAAAATATACAGAAATGTCTATTCGGATGTTTCATACTTTAATAGTGAAGGATTACTGACAACGCGCCCTTTTCACTCACTAAATGTATCTAAAGTAGTTTCAAGAAAACTGTCTAAGTTAGTCTTCAATGATGGCTGTGATATTAGTGTCGACAATGAGGAGGCAGACAAGTTCCTTCAAGAAGTATTTAATGATAATAAGTTTAGAAAGAACTTCGGCGAAGAATTAGAAGCTGGCTATGCCATTGGCGGCTTGGCTTTACGTCCATACGTCGATACGAACACCGGTAAGATAAAAATATCTTATTGCCGCGCTGATACATTCTATCCGTTGCAGTCGAATACCAATGATATTTCAGAAGCGGCGATCGCGACCGTGACCCAACAAACAGAAGGTCAGACAACAATTTATTACACGTTACTAGAATTCCATGAATGGGAAAACGGGACTTACTTCATTCGTAATGAGTTGTACCGATCAGAAGAACAAAGTCAGGTAGGCGTTAAGGTATCACTTAAAACGTTAGACAAATATAAAGACCTGCAGGAAGAGGTAGCAATGCCGGGGTTCAGCAGACCTTTATTTGTTTATATAAAATTGGCAGGAAAGAATAATCTTGATCTCAACAGCCCGTTAAGTCTAGGCATTATTGACAACGTAAAGCGTCAATTGAAAGATATCAATGAAAAATACGATGAATTCATGTGGGAAATTGAAGAGGCCAAACGAAAAATTCTTGCATCAGATCATTTCTTCAAAGTTCGCTATGACGAAAAGGGAAATCCCGTTAAGCGTTTCGATAGTAAAACAGGAGTATTTCAACGGTTAAAATCGGATGAGCCATTTATAGATGAGTTTTCACCTTCGTTACGATCAAAAGAGTTCATTGATAGTATTAACTTCATTCTTCGTATCATAGAGCTTCAGACGGGCTTTTCTAGCGGAACATTTAGTTTTGATGGACAATCTGTAAAGACAGCTACAGAGATCATAAGCGAGAACTCAGAAACATTCTCGACTAGATCAGACAACGTGTTAATCGTAGAAGAAGCGCTAAAAGAGTTAATCACGACTATCTTTGAATTGGCAAAAGCATACCATCTGTACAATGAATCTACTGATGTTGGAGTGAATATTGATTTTGATGATGGAGTTTTCCAATCGCAAGATGAGAAAGCAGATTACTACTCGAAACTGATTACTGCGGGACTAACGTCAAAACTTTCTGCTATTCAGAAACTAACGGGCGTGACTGAAAAAGAAGCTATGAAGATTGTTTATGAGATTAGAGCAGAAAATCTAGAAATGGATTATACCACTCAAGAAGAAAACTCAGCAAGGAATCAACTAGGAGATGATGAATAATGTCAGACCAATTATTTGAGTGCGGGAAATGTGGGCAATTAACACGGCTCGTTCGTAAAACGGAGAAAGTAGGCAATGGAGTTTTTCATGAATTCGCTGAGTGTGAAAAATGTCAGGGCAAGACGACTATTTTCTATTCTGACAAAGAGATCCGTTCTCTTTTAATCAAGCAGCAGAATACCAAACCAGGGAAATACCGAACGAAACTCGCTGCTGAAATTCAAGAGAAAATGAATCGATTGAGGCAGGAAATGGAGTGATAGCATGATCACACCGCATCAACTAGATTTATGGTCTAGTAACATGGCTCATCTCTATCAGTCATTAGAAGGCGAACTGATACGTCTGATTGCAAAGCGTCTGAATACAGGGCATGATAACATTCTTGATTGGCAGCGTGAAAAGCTGCAGGAGCTACACCTGTTCAATAAGGACGCGATCAAGGTCATTTCTCAGATCACCGGTATCGCGGAGTCAGAAGTGACGAGGATGTTTGAATCCTCCGGCGAGAAAATCGTTCGGGACATTGACAAGCAGATGCCTTATGATTCGCTACCGTTGCCGAACGATCTCGACAACATAATGAAGGCTTACCACGATCAAGTGTGGAGCGAGTTAAACAATTACGTCAATCAAACATTGCTTTCCACCAACTTTGGTTACGGCACTGCGACCACTCAAATGTTCAACGAAATCATAAACAAGACGACTGCTGCATTCAACAGCGGTCTTTTTACGTTTGAGGAAGCGTTAGAAAAAACTATTAGGGAATGGGCGCAAAAAGGTATCCGCTCGACATTCGTCGATAAAGGCGGCTATACGTGGAGTTTAGAGCGATACGCTCGAACTGTTTTGAAATCTACTCTAAATAACACTTACGACAAATTGCGTAAGGATCGCATGGCAGAGTATGGCGTCCACACTGTAATCGTCACGAGCCACATGGGAGCTCGACAAGCATGTTCATTGATACAAGGTCACGTTGTTGATCTTCGTGAATCTGTACCGTCTGACAGCGAGTACCGTAGTATTTATGATCTATACTGGAAAGCCGACTACGGCACAGCTAGTGGTCATAGAGGGGTCAATTGTGCTCATCTGCATATCCCATATATTCCCGGTGTAAATGAAAATAATCAGCCTAAGTTTGACGAAAAAGAAAATGCTAAAGTAGCCGAGTTGATCAAAAGGCAACGAGCATTAGAGCGCCAGATTGTTAAATTGAAAAAGAATCAGGCAGTTGCTGAAGCACTTGGTCAATCAGATAGCGTTAAAGCGTGGGGGCAGAAGGTAAGAGCGGCTCAGTCTGCTATGCGGGATCTTGTTAAATCCAATGAGTATTTAAGCCGCAATTATGCCCGTGAGAAAGTTTATACGCCTATCAATACGCTACTAAAAGATTTTAGGTACGATGATTTTTAAGGGGATGAAATGTTATGGAAAACACTAACCGCAATAATGAAGATGTCTTTGTCGAGTTTTCTGAGGTCTTGACGAAAAGTATCGCAATATCTAATTGACGAATTGAAGGAACCTCCGGACACGGGCCAAAATACTGAGAAGGTAGATAGTGCCGGATTGGTTAGCGATCCAAAATCTCGTTAGCTGACGTTAAGGCTATTTATTTTGCCCTGAATATGGCGTAAAACTGTTCACTCCATCGTGGTCGTTGCCACGTTAAAACTCGAAAGGATGAAGGAAATGAAAAGAGAACAACTAAAAGAATTAGGTTTATTAGACGAACAAATCGGATCGATTATGGCTTTACATGGTCAAAAAGTGAACGAATTGAATAAAAGCTTAGCTACTGCAGAGCAAGAGCGTGATCAATTTAAAGAACAACTAGACTCAAACCAAACTGAGTTGGATAACCTTAAAAAGGCAGCAGAAGGGAATAAAGATTTATCAACTCAATTGACAGATTTGCAAACCAAGTTTGACGAAGCCAAAACTAATTCTGAAAAACAATTGTCGGAACAACAAAAGGACTTTGCTATCAAATTAGCGCTCAAAGAAGCACACGCACTCGATGAAGATATTGTACTAGGTCAACTAGACAAAGACACAATCAAAGTTGTAGACGGAAAGTTACAAGGTTTTGACGAGCAATTGAAAGGATTACAGGAAAATAAAGCATTCTTATTTCAGAACAGTGATCCAGCCTCTGATCCCAAGCCACAAATTGTTACCCCTGGTAATCCTTCGGGCGGACAGAGTGATGGCAAAACAATGGTACAAAAAATACAAGAAAGATTAGGTGAATAAAATATGGCATTAGTATTAGACAGTAAAGATTTAGCAACAATTGACAAGGAATTTAGAGCGGACTCTCAAGTTTGGGATGTATTGACTCAGGGAGCAAAAAGCATTACAGCAGCTGATTTTGTGGGCGTGAATGAAGTTCGTATCAATAAGATGTCCGGATTTATGGAAGCAACACAATACAAACGTAACCAAGACAATACTCGAAATGCGATTTCAATCGAAAAAGAAACGATCAAACTAACCCACGAAGATTGGATGGCTTATGATGTTGACCAATTGGATCAATCAGAAAGCGCCGCATTGACAATTAATAATGTGGTAACTGAACATAAACGCTTAATTACAACGCCACACCGTGATAAAGTAGCTATCCAAGTAATGTTTGATAATGCTGGGAACAAAGTAAATGAAACATTAACTACTGACAATATTTTAGATGCGTATGATGCAGCAGAAGAATACATGACAGATAATGAAGTACCAGGTGGATACGTAATGTTTGCATCAGCAAAAACTTATCGACTTTTGAAAAATGCTAAGGGCGTAAGCAAAACATTTACAACCAATCAATTGCAAATCGCCGGAATTAACCGCACAGTTGCACAAATTGATGGTGGCGTTCCAATCCTTAAAGTATCGAAAGATCGTATTAAAGGAATTAGTATTGAAGAAACGATCAACTTTATTGTTACTCCATTAGAAGCGGTCGCTCCAATCGTGAAATTTGGTACGGTTGACACAGTTCCGGCTTCTCAAGACAGAAACGGTTATCGTGATACTGTTAAAGGATTAGACTACTACGATGCTATTGTATTCGATAACGCTAAAAAAGCAATCTATATTTCATATTCCCCAAAAGCGTAGCCCCATCAGGAGTTACACTGAATAAAAAGACGTTGACTCTTGAAGTTGGGGCAAACGAAACGCTGTCTGCGACTGTTGTAC